GGTCGCGTTCATCACGCCCTGGGCGATGCTGAGAATTGGATCCATGTTTGAGGAGTTTGGCGTGGAAGATGGTGGCCCAAGCGAAGACACCGGCGAGTCCGCAGTTGAGGATGATCTCGCTGGTTGGGGGAGTGGACAGGGTGAGGCAGTTGAAGAGTGCTCCGGAGGCTGTGAATGAGAGTGAGACTCGGAGCAGTAGGCTTCCTGTCATTGGCCAGCGTCTGACCACTCCATCGGAGCGGTAGAGCATGATCATGAAAGCAGAAACGCCAGCGGTGAGGATTCCGCTGGCGATGGCATTGACGATGGTCAGTGGGTTCATCCTTTGGGCCAGAACCTGTTGATGACGTACTCAACACCGTGCAGGCCAAGGAATCCGAGGACGAATGCCGCGGCGTACTGGGTGTTGGAGTTTCCGATGGATAGGAGGTCTATGACCACCGGCGTGAGGTAATTGGCCGACAGAGTGCCGGCCATGAGGGAGGTGATGGTAGTGAACCAGTCCTTGTGTCCGTCTTTCTTGACGGTCATGAGGCTCCCTGCGAAACCAGCTACGATGAGCCCGATGTTGATACCGAGATCGCGTAGCTGGTCCTTCATTTGGCCTTGTCCTCGGGCTGGGCGTCCTGAGCCTTGAGCGCGGTGAACATGGCACCGGCACCGCCGACAGCGGCGGCGATGGCACCGCCCATGTCACCGGCGATGGCCTGTTTGATGGCGACGGAGAGGGCTGCGAGCAGCACGGCCACGCCGCCGGCGGTTGTCTTCCAGTTTTTCATTCAGGCTTGGCTTGGGCAGCGGTGAGGATGATGTCGGCCAGAGGAACGCCGACCTTGGCGTTCTGGTAGCCACCGGCTTTGATGGCGATGTCGATGAGCTGGAGCAAGCTATTGGCCTGCTCCTGGGTGAGTTCGATCTTGATCATATCAGGCCGCAGTGTCGGCAGACACAGGCTCCTCCGCAACCAAAACCGGCTCAACCTGAGGCAGCATCGGAGGCACGATCATCACCGGAGGCAACCACGGCAGGGGCGGAGCGATGATCGGAGGATTGATCTGGTCAGCAATCTGCGCGGAGACGTTCGCTTCGATGGCCGACTGATCGACGCCATTGGCAAAGCACCAGCCAAGCACCTGCTGTTCGGTCAGATCAGGATACGGCGTGAACGAACCACTCGGCGGAGCGAAGCTGGTCGATCCGTAGCAGGTTCCGCTGTAGGTGCCATCGGTGCCGTTGCAACGCCAGTCGGCGGTAATGACGACATCGGTGAGAGTGCCTTCGGTGGGCTTAACGAGAAGGCGTTCGATGATCCAGAGGATGGTCATAAATTAGCGGGCTTCGAGGGTTTGGACGCGGGTGCGGAGCGATTGAATTTCAGCAATCAGCAGAGGGACAAACGAGGAGACATCCATTTGCTGGTACTTAGGGTTACCATCAGCATCAACCTCGTCCTTTTGTCCGGTAACAGAATAAGGAGCAACGATCTGAGCTTCGTGGGCCACAAGCATCGGGCGTTCAACCGAAGCCCCCTTCATCTTGCCGATGTACACCTTCAGAGAATCAATGACAGATCCGCTGTTGGAAACAGGGCCAATGATATCCTTGGCTCTGTAATCGGATGTCGTGTTGTATGCGACAAGACCACCGGATCGGTTGTAGGTGATTGATCCGCGAGCGGTGAATGTTGAATCAGTCCCAAAGTTGATGAACGAATTGTCGAGGCTTCCGGTGTTCCAAAGTTCTTCAACAAACACGGAAGAACCAGCAGACGATTTGAGTCCTGATGCAACTCCAGCGGAACTATCAACCGAAAGTTTACCACCTCGGATCTGACTCGTCGTCCCCACCAACAGCTCGCCACTCGCCGTGAGCGTCATCGCTTGGGTGAAGGTGATGGCGTTGCCAGCGGTGCCAGCGGGGGCGATGAACCATTGATGCGCTCCAGCGGTCTGCCCGTAAGCAAGCGCCGCGTTTGAAACGATGTACCTGTTCGTGCCTCCGCTGTCGGTGTAGTAATTGTTCCCGAAAAAAGCGGAGTTCGTTCCGTTGCCATACAGAACACCATTCGCAGCGAACTGAATAGCCTTCAGTCCACTCTGCCACGCACTCGGCGTAACCCCCACGCCGACGTTGCCGGAGGAGTCGATGGTGAAACGAGTCGTGAACGTCTGCGAACCGACAGCAGCGGCTGGAGCAGTCTGGAAATAGAATCCTCCACCAGTCAGGATTCGCTCTCCGTAATAGTCAGAAGCCACTCCTGAATACCGTTGGAACTCCAGAATCGGATTGTCGCTGGCAGACGTAAACCGAATACGAGGAGTTCCAGCACCAGTAAGACCGACATCGAACTTGGTTCCCGGCGTAACCCCCACGCCCAGCCCCGTGGAGTTCAGGGTCATGGCGGTGCCAGCGACTCCGCCGACGTTGGACCAAGTGGCTACGCCGTCGGCAGCAATGCGATAACGTTCGCTAGATCCAGAAACAATACCAACCGCACCAACAGCAGGATTTGAAATGCCGCAGTCTTGATACCAAAAACCGTATGCCGCAGCAGTGCTTGAAAATCCGGTTGAAACGGGAGCTTGAATGTATGGGGTTGCAACAGGAGCAGCAGGATCAGTTGTGCGAAAGAAAACGGCTCCAGTAGTTCCAATGACACCGGATAGCGGTGTAATTGGAGTCATTCCAACACCCACTCCAGTGCTGGTGACAAGCAACTTATTCGTCCGCACCGTCAGATCGCCGGTGATGGTGGCGGAGGCGAGGGTGGCGGTGCCGCCTGCCCCGAGGATCTGGTTGCTGGTGATCTTCTTCGTGGTGCCCGATGCAGCCATCGTCGTGTCACTGACATCGACAATGGGAAGGACATCCACCGCGGGATCGACGGTCGTGATCGCCGTCAGTGCTGTGATCTTTGTATCTGCCATAAACTGTTAGTTAGCTTGAATGATGAGTTTGCCACTGTCCTCTTGCAGCAGGAACGACGCGTCCTCCAACAAGACGGAATCGAAAGTCCCAAACGTGATGACAACCTTGCTCGTGCCATCCTCCAGCAGGACGAAGAAGTTGTCCTCCTGGAGCAAGTCCCGGCGCAGGATAGGTAGATCGCCAGGGGTAACACTACCCCCGCCGTTCGATACCAGTCGTGTGCCGAGAGAGAGTGTCACGATTGAATCACGCCATTGAACGCAATCACCTGACCGCTAGAAATCTGGAAGCTCGTGATCGGTCCCGGCAGCGTGATACCCGCGGGTATGGTCGCCGTGGACCAGGATCCGCTGATGTTGCCACCGGTGATCGAAGTGAACGTGGTCGGGCTGATGATGGTCAGAGCCACGAACGGGCCAGTGGTCAGCGTGGTGGCGGTCACGAGCTGGAAGCCGCCCTGTCCCATCGAATACTCGATGGCCTGATTAGATACGTCGCTCATATGTCCCAAATCTTGCGAATCTGATTCTTGGTGAAAGTGCTCTCGAAGCGGGATCCTTGGCGGTCTTCCAGACGGCTGAATCCCTTCTTCACTTGGTCCTTGAGTCCCGGCTCAGAAGCAAAACCGGTGACCCCGAAGCGGGCCACCGGCTGTCGCTTCCACCGCTTCCCATCAAGGACAACAGAGTCGGTGCCCATCGGAGCGATGTGCTCGATGCACTGACCATTGTTCTCGAAGGTGTAGATCGGCATCTTAGGACTCCATCTCGCTGTCGTAATCCGCAGCCATCTTCATCATGGACTCCTTATCCATGGGCTTCTTGGAGTACATCTCCTTGTCGTCCTTGTTCTCGTACTCAGCGGGCATGCCGTTGACGCTGCGGATCTCGACGTAGGCCTCTCCGTTCTCCAGCTTCTTGAGAACGCCGCGAACATCGTCCAAAACCACTTCATCACCAACCTCGGGCATAGCCTGTTGGCCATCCTCCATATCGGTGGAAAGGGCCTCGACTGGAATCGAAATCATGGGCGCATTGTTGTCAGCCTCTTCGCATCCGCAAGCGGAATGAGAAGAAGGGGCACCACCATTACGATGATGCCCCTTCGGGCTGACGGCGATCACCATGATGGTGGCCGTCCTGGGTCGCATATTACAGCGTGGTCGAGGTCTTCGTCCGATGCACCAGGTACCACACCGGGTTACCAGTCGAGCCGGTGTTACCAGCGGCCAGACGCAGGGCGGCGAAGTACAGCTTCACACCGACGGTGACGAGCTGGTTCAACGGATCCGACTTGTCGGGGGTGTCGGTGATCACGATCTTCGGGGACAACGGATCATCACCGGTCAGAGCGGGGATACCAAACGACTCGTTGCCGAAGAAGAACGAGGCGATGATGTCCTTGCCGGTGGTGAGACCGCCGCCGCCAGCCGTGGAGTACACGAACTGATCGCCCTGAGTGCCAGAGCCCTGGCTGACGAACGAGTTGGTCTGCTGGACCACGCGGCAACCGTAGATGGAGCCAACCTCGCCCTTGTAGAACGGCTGGCCCTTGTTGCCGTAGTTCGAGGCGTTCAACCAGTCGCTGTCGCGCATGAGGTCGCGGGCAACACGAGGATCGGTGGCCAGGACGTAGCCGCCGTTGATCATCGGGGCGCGGTTGCGCTTCAGGCGGGTCATGGAATCGAGGACCGCCGAAGAGGTCATCGTGGTGTTGGCAGCGGTCAGATCAGTGTTCAGACCAGAGAAGGTCTGAGCGGTCAGCGTGGCGGGGTTGCCGTACACGCAGATACCACCGGAACCGGCAGCAATGTTACAAGCGTCCGAGTTATCGAACGTAGGAGCGCCGATGGTGCCGCTTTCGG